ACTTACTCCAGGTGGTGGCGGTGGGGCTGGTGGGGGTATTAGTGGTGTAATTCCTTCGCCAGGAGGTATTGTAACTAGGGCTGTGCCCCCTAATGCAGGTAACAATGGGATATTTGCTGACCAAAGCTATACTCCATGCGGTTCATGTTGTACTTTTGCAGTAGCTTTTCGCAGTGGTGGTGGTGGCGGTTTTGTCTTGCCAGGCACAGGTGGAGTAGCTATTAGTGGCGTACAAGTTAGTGGGATAGGTGGAGGAGCAGGTGGCAGTGGGGCGGCTTTAGCCAGTAGTACAAAAGCATGGGACAATAACGGTGGCGGTGCTAATAACCCAGCCCCTACATATACTTTATATAGCAGCACCACACAAGGTGGCGGTGGTGGCGGTTGGGGCGCAGCAGGCGCTGCTGGATATTCCAATTCAACTATATTTCAATTAGGGGCAACTGGGGGCAACTCTATCGTAACTAACGGAAACGCATACACCATGTTAGGAGATGGCAATACAAGACTATATGGTACTGTAAACACAGCAACAACGTCAGTAGTTTATACATTTCCTGCAACAGTTGAAACAGGAACAACTTTAGATTTAGCGGCTATTCCTGGATATACCACAGGCACTAACGTTGTATTAATGGTGCCATCAAGCGTAAGACTTGCGTCTAACAATACCTCAACACCTGGGCTAACAATAACTAAATCAGGCTCAAGTAATGACCCCTCTAGCGTAAGAGTAGTTTTAAACGGAGCTATTTTGGGGGCTGGCGGAGCTGGGGGAAGCGAAACAATTACAGCCCCTAACACTCCTATGAACGGTGGCGTAGCCCTTATATTACCAAACATTGGAGCCCCTGGAGTTACTTGGATTATTGATAACACAAACGGCTACATTGCAGGAGGCGGTGGTGGCGGTGGTAGAGGCCAAAACAATGCTTCATTAGGCTCGGCTACAATAGTGACATATGGCGGCGGCGGTGCAGGGCTTACTGGTTCAAGTGGAGTTGTAGGAAACGCAGCCTATAATGCAGGATTATCAAGCGGAGTAGCTTCAGGCACCAACGGGACTAACGTAGTAGTTGGGTCAGTTACATACTCATCAGGTGGCTCAGGGGGTACTATTCTTCCAGGAACGTTAACCTCTAATATTGGACCATTTCTAAGCGGAGTTATATATCCAGGACTAGGTGGAACTGCTGGTGGCGCAGGTGCATTATCCGTTACTGTAGCTTCCTCTCCATCTGTAAGTAACAGGGGCGGTGGCTTTAATATAAGTGGTGGGGCAGCATCAACAGTCGAAATTGGTTCAGGCTGCGCAGGTGGCGGTGGCGGTGGATGGGGTCGTAATGGTGGGAATGGTAGACGGTCTAATACTACAGTATCTGTAGGGGGTACTGGAGGCGTCACAATAAAATATCAAAACACTAATACTAAATTATATGTAGTAAACCTCACTAATTTAGCGGGTCTTATAGCACCATAAAAGGAACATAACATGGCAAAACAATATCAAATTCAAAATTATCTTAAGGGCGATGCAGAGTTTTTTGATACTAAGGCTGAAGCAAGTGCCCGTATTAAAGAACTAGAAACCCAAATTTTAACAGAACACGCTAGTAGATTTAGCATTATTCAAACAGTACAGTCAGCTAACGGCATGCTGTGGATTGCCCCGTCTGAGAACTCACAAGAAGATGGTGACTACATGGTATTCATTAGTTCTACTGGTCAGTACGATAAAGTAAAAGGCCGCACAGCTGCGTATGCTAGAAACCAAGAGTTAAAGGATGCATTCTTAGCTGAACTAGCACAAGAGCCTGTACTTGCAGAAAAACCAGTGCAACCAACTACAACAGGCACTCAAGAGCTATGATAAAGAACGTCCCTCCAGCCCACTCGTTTACCTATGATGGTGCGAGGATTAACGTATTTTACGTTAACAAGGGTGAGGGGTTGCCTAGACATAGCCACATATACGCTCATGCATCGTTTTGTACAGCAGGTTCATGTATAATTCGTAAAGAAAACAAAGAGCTTGTGATGGACAAAACCACACAGCCAGTAAACTTACTACAAGACAGTTGGCACGAGATAGAAGCACTAGAAGACAACACCGTATTCATTAACGTATTCGCGGATAAACATAATGGCTAAGAAGACCCCATCACTTGCAGTAGGGCGCGGAGAGAAGCTTCCAGTATCAGAAGGCGCTGGACTTACGGCTAAAGGTCGTGCAAAATACAACAAGGCTACTGGATCTAATTTAAAGGCTCCTGCCCCTAATCCTAAAACGGAAAAAGATGCTGCCCGTCGTAAGTCGTTCTGCGCTCGTATGTCCGGGATGCCTGGTCCGATGAAGGATGAAAAAGGCAGACCTACCCGCAAAGCAGCTTCTCTTAAACGATGGAACTGCAAATAATGGAAATGATGGTATGGAACATCGTGCTAACTGGATTGGTGGCTATAATGGGTTTTGTGATTAAAGCAAAATTTGAAGAGCTGGATCGTCTTGGTATTTTATTAAACCGAACTAGAGAGGAAATTGCCCGTGACCACATCACTCGCGCAGAAGTACGTGCAGACATTGAAAAAATTATGGAACGTTTTGATGACGGCTTTAACCGGCTGGAAGCAAAAATTGATAAGCTTGCTGAAAAAAGGATAGATCATGGATAAATACGAAGATCTAGTGACAGAAGAGGACAAACGGGCTTTTAAAGATAAAGCACGTAATGCTCAAATTAAAGCGGACGCTGAAGCAATGCGTAAAAAGTACCCTGAAAAAGCTAAAAAGGCTGAAAAACCTGTAATGGTTGAAAAGAAACAGGTAGGTAACTTTGTTGTAGATGACTCAGAGCCTACTGAAAAAGAACTAAAAATGTTACAGCAGATGAAAAAGGAAATGGACATGGACCGAAATACGGAACGTGGTGCCACTCGTCCTAGAAGACTTGATTATGTGGAACCTTTTAAAAAAGGCGGCATGGTAACAAAAGGTAATGGTTGCGCTGTTCGTGGCGTTAAGAAATTTAAAACGTATTAATTAAGGAGTAATATCATGGCTGGAAGAGGAATGGGAGCTGCAACAAGTGGTGGTGGTTGCGTTGAAAAAGGCGCTAAAAACAAGATGGTATCTAAGACAAGCAAAGAAATCGATCCTGTTTTCTTGGCTCATGGCGGTGAAGTAAGTCCACGTAAGCGTATGGCTATGGGCATGAAATCTGGCGGTGAAGCCAAAAAAATGAACATGGGCGGTTATGCTTCAGGTATGGGCATGAAAAAAGGCGGCAGTGCTAAAAAAATGCACAAGATGCCTGATGGCTCTATGATGCTTGATAGCGATATGAAAAAACCGAAAAAAATGAAAAAAGGTGGTAGTTGCTAAATGGCTACTTCAGGTACCACGGTATTTGATTTACAGATTGATGAGCTTGTAGAAGAGGCTTTTGAACGTTGTGGCATGCAAATGACCCACGGTAATCAGCTTAGAACAGCTCGTCGCTCGCTCAATCTAATGTTTTTAGAATGGGCCAACCGTGGCTTGAATTTGTGGACAATTGAATTAGCAACTTACAACCTTATTGCAGGGCAATATGAAATTGTATTGGACACCGATACGGTAAATGTCCTATCTGCGGTAATTCGAGACAGCTCACAAAGCCCTCCGGTTGATATTGTCATAGACCGCATTAGTCGAGCTGAATATTTGCATATTCCAGACAAGTCAACTCAGGCGCGACCTGCACAATTGTATGTAGAACGCACGAACGTACCTAAGGTGTATCTTTACCCTTCCCCAGATCAAAGTGCTGTCTATCAGCTCAGATACTACCGTATTAAGCGAATGGACGATGCGGGCGATTACACTAACACTGCAGACGTTAATTTTAGGTTTTTGCCTTGCCTTGCTGCCGGATTAGCGTACTATCTGTCACTTAAATATGCAGTAGATCGTACTCAAGTATTAAAAGCTTTTTATGAAGAAGAATTTGCTAGAGCAGCTGCAGAAGATAGGGATACGGCAAGCTGTTTTTTTGTTCCAGACGTAGGGGCATAATGTGGCCTACGCCTCGGGTAAATTTTCTTTTGGGCTGTGTGATTACTGTGGGCAGCGTTATCCCTTTAATGTTTTACGTAAAAACTGGCGTGGATTTAAGGTTTGTCCGGATGACTACGAGCCAAAAGAACCTCAATTAGATCCGTTGCGCTTTGTAGCTGATGCAATATCCCTTGATCAGCCTCGCCCGGACAGGATAGAACCGATGCAGGTATATGTAAATGCACCAGGAGACACTGCGTTTCAAAGTATTGGAAGTGCTAATAACACGGTGGACATGCGTCCATACACGCCCGACCAGGACATTATTGGGGTCGGTACCTTAGGAAACGTTACGGTGGTAATAACATGACATATGATGAACTAATTACGAATATTCGAAATTACACGGAAGTGGACAGTAACGTATTTACTGCGCCTGTGCTCAATACCTTTATTACGATGGCTGAAAATCGGATCCTTAGGGATATTGACTTAGACGTATTTAAGCGTGAGGCTGCAGGGACCATGTCCACAGGAAATAAGTTTCTAGCTGCGCCTGCTGATATTTTAACTCATCGCTACATAATGATTACCAAAGACGGGGAACAAATATTCCTTGATTTTAGAGATACTTCTTTCATGAAAGAGTATTGGGCAGATAGTGCTTCAACTGGAACACCTAGGTATTATTCTGTATGGGATCAAAATACTTTTTACATTGCCCCTACGCCAGATCAAAATTATGTAGTGGAACTAGGGTATATTATTAGCCCTGAAACACTATC